ATTTCATCTATTAATCCATACTTTAAACACGTTTTAGCGTCCCACAATAAATCGTGTTTTAATATTTCATCTAATTTTTTTGTTGGAACTTTAGTATATCTCTTATACACGTTTTTTATTGTTTCCATCATTAAATCTAAATTCTTTTTTTCATCTTCTATTTCAGAATATTTACCCCATAATTGAGAAGATAATTGATGAATCAACATATAAGAATTTCTACTCATAAATCTAACATTACCAACTACTGAAATGAATGTTGCTGCACTTGCTGCAAATCCATCCACATAAGTATGCACTGGAACTTTTGTTCTCAGTATTGTATCCATTGATGAAATACCACTTACTACTGAACCACCGCCTGAATTGATAAATATTTTTAATGCTGGTGGTTGGTCTAAGTCCAATGTATTACACAAGGTTAACCCTTTAGACTCTATCTCACCTATCTTTTTATTTAACTCGGATGCACTATCTCTGTTAACTCCAGCGTAATAATAAATCTTATTTTCGTGTACTGATATATGTTTTTCATCACCAGTTTTCTGGGTGGCTTTTTTCGTATTTCTTTTTTGAATTTCACCCCATAATTTTTCATTCATTACTTTATAACTCCTAGTAATTCTATAATCATAGCCATAGCATTGATTTCTTTATCTACTACTTGACTATCTGATAATTCATATCTTGCGATAATCAAAATACATTCTGCTAAGTGTCCTTTTCCGTATCCATCTACTTCATCATATAACAAACGAAACAAATCAGCAAAATCTGTAATTTGTGAATCCGCTAATAATTGTCTTGTATTTTTAAATGCATTTTTCTTATCTTGTTCTTTTAATATTTTTAATAATTGTAATTTATAATCACTCTGTATTACTGTATCTTTATCTATTACAAGTTTACCATTTACTACTTGTCTTTGTGTAGAATTTATAACACGTCTAATATCAGGATAACAACCATTGACAATAGGAACAATATCTTCATTTTTAAAGTCGATATTTTCAAGTTCTAAAATACTTGACATATGATATGCAACCTGTTTTCTATCGGGAGGTATAATCTGAAATGATTGGCATCTTGATTGTATCGGGTCGATAATTCTCTCTACATAATTACAAGTTAGAATAAACCTACAATGTTTCGAGAATGTTTCCATTATGTTACGAAGTGCAGCTTGAGCATTTGGTGTGATGTAATCACACTCATCTAATATAATTATCTTCATATCTTTGAAACCGATAGTTGAAGCAAAGTTCTTAACTTTAGTTCTAACAGTATCTACGTTGTTTTCATCAGAAGCATTAATATATAGATAATCACATTCTATATTCTTGACAAGCAATTTAGCGAGAGTAGTCTTACCTGTACCGGCTTTACCAAATAACAAAAGGTGCGGTAAATCTCCACTCTCTAAATAAACTTCAATCTTACTTTTTAAATGTTCATTTCCAATATAACTATCAAGATTTGAAGGTCGATATTTTTCTACCCAAAGTGTATTACTCATTAATCAACATCTTGTATTGCTACTAACCAGTATGTAGACGTAAAGTTATCTACTTTAAAACTAATTTTAGCTAATCCTTCACTACTAACTTCTAGTAAAGCACTTTCACATTCTTTATTTGAATATAATACTTCTTTGAATAAATCTGCATTAAAAGAAATATTATCTATGTTTTCAAATGTTGTAGTAGTAACTGGTATAACTACTCTATTTGTATTTATGGGTGAATAACCAATAACTAATTTAGCTGATGTTTCATCTGTAATAACAGTAAACGTATCAGTTTCAGTTAATGCTGATTTACCAGAAATAAACTTGTTAATGAATTGAGGTGTTACATTTATACTTAATTCAAAATCAGGTATATTTTTTAACTGAGGTGGTTTATTAATGATAGATGTATCACTTAATATATAATTAACAGAAGACAATGCATCTGATAATTTAACTGAAATTGATTTATCTCCAGCTTTATTTATAGAAAATTCAATCTTATCATCTAATACTGCTAATAACTTCAGTAATTGTTCAGTATTGTATACACCGATGTCAGCATCTTCATAATGCCAATCATCCATCTTTACTTCACCTAATAAACTTTTATCAGATGATACAAATCGTGTACCTAATTGTTGATTTCTCGTATCACTATTAAATACTACTGATTCAACTGTACCACTCAGATAATATTTATTAATGAAACGAACTAATTGTTGTTTGTTAATCATTTTTACTCCTAATGACTTATAACTATATATACATATATATTAGTTTGTTTTCTTAAAATCAAAAAAATCTTTCTATAGTTTTACTCGCGTCTGTTGGTTCGTCCCAACGTAGAGCTCCGTATAACATCATAATTTTTTTATGTAAAGCTTGTTTGTATATCTTATTATAATCTATATACTCTCTAATAAAATTTAATATTTCTATTGGGTCTTCGTGTCCTTTATATGCAATAGTACTTAAACCTAAAGGATTTTGTTTTAAATAAACCCATTTTATTTTATCACCGTTTGAAATCGGTTTATATCTTTTCGTTATCTTTTTAAATTTTAAAAAATCATTATAAGATAAAGAACTTTTTACGTGTATTGGTGTACCTAATTTATATCTTTTAAAAATACTACCTTCTTTACTTCTATATTTACGGATACCTTTTACACTTGTAGGTATAGCTATTTTATCAAATTCTTTAAGTTTCATACTATTTTTAAAATTAAGAATAAACTCATCTAACTTTTCTTTCGGAACATCCATTAAAATATCTTCTAATACTTTACTTAACATTTCTCTCATAGCTACAGGAAAACTTGAACGGACTGTATCTAAACCTTTTACCATTAACTTATTAACTTTTTTACCATTATCATTAATAATCTTCAATCCGTATCTTTTTTTAGTAACAAATAGACCACTCTTAGCAATAACTTCTTGTTTGATATCAAAACGATGTTTATCTAAATTACAAAACTTCTTAGCGAAATACTCATAACCTTTATTCAAATAAACTTGTACTTCACTTGCTATCTCTAAAATAGCTTTTGACATTTTATCTACATTCTTAATATCTAAATCCGAATACCTCTTTTTTACTAATGGTAACGCAGAATAAAAAACTGAATCTGTATCAATGTAGATACAATGGTCTTTAGTATCTTCAAGTTCTTTATTATAAAAATAGTTTGCAATCTTCTTAGTAAACTTAATCAAAGATTGACCTGTATATGTAACAGCTTCTGCATTATCTAAATCATAAAACCTAAATACAGGTAAACCCAATACACCATATAAACTATTCAAAACAACTTTTTGAAGATATTGTCTTCTATCAAAATATTCAGATTTTTCTTTATCACCCGCCTCGTGAAACTTTCTTGATAACTTTCTATATTCAACTCGTTCATCAAACCATTTTCTTAATAAAGCTGGCAATAATCCATCTTTATCAGTTCTATATATTACACCATTTGTAGCAATACCTATATTTTCATTGTCTAACATATTTTTTAATTCTTTTTCTGTATATTTACCTAGGTATTTATTGTTATGAGAAAATGTATAAGTTTTTTTATTATTTTTTCTTAAAAATTCTTCTGGATTCCAACCCTCTATTTTACCAAGTTTAGTTTCAGGTGATATATTTAACGACATAATACACGAAGGATACATTGATGTAATATCTAAGTCATATACCCAATCGTGTTTACCCTTTTGAGGTTCTTGTACATAAGCTCCAACAAATTTCTCTAATTTTCTTCTATCTTCTTTTTTAGGTTTATTGGGTGCAACAATACTATTCTTTCTAAGGTATACTAAAATAGCACCTTCTAAATAACGTGAAGACATAAACACATTTTCATAAGGTACGTGACCCAAATGTGCAAGACCTTTAGCAATACCGATAAAATCTAATTTATCATCAAGTTTTTTAACAAGTTTTACGTCTTGTAAGTTATATTCTACAAATTTTTTCAAATCATTTTCATATAAATCATTGAGTGTTCCTTCATATTCAACTTTCTTTTCACCTAACTCATATTCACTTATTGCGTCTAATCTATATGAAGGTCTTTCACTAAAAGTAAATCTCTTATATAAAGCCAAATAATCCAAACAACTCACACCAGCTATTTTATACTTTTTAACATAATCATTCCATTGAACAATACCAATCGGTGATAAGAAATTAGCTACTGTTTGACCTACAACCTGTTGTGCTCTATTGTACAAATATGTAATATCAAAAAATTCTACATTCCAACCTGTTAATATAGTTGGTTCAATCTCTTTATATTTAATAAAAAACTTATATAATAAATCATATTCATTTGAAAATGTTTTTACTGTAACATTTTCATCAAAATCATTAATTAATCTTGTATCTTCATCAAGAACATAACAATAATATTTACCTGTAAGTGCGTCATTGAATGCTATTGATGTTATTTTATTTTCAGCCTTTTCTATATCTGGAAATCCATCTGTAACTTCAACCTCAATATCAAAAATCATTACTTTATGACCTTCAGCTACTTCGTCTGAATCTGTATAGTTATCAACTAATACTCTAATTTCAGGATTTACATCAGATTCAAATAATTCAGGCTGGTCATCATCCCATTTATTAATTCTTTTTAACCTATCACCATATAGTGATACATAAGTTCCTGTCTTATTTTTAACATATGCATACTTTTTGTAACGAAAGTTTTTATATCCAAACTTATCGTCCCAAACGTGCATTTTATTTCTTTTTCTATCGTAATATATGTTTTGATACATTTAGATTAGGAAATACCTATTTTCTATATTAGAATATAACAATTAAATGCTATACAAGTCAAGCGTTTTTTTTTAATTTGCATACTCTTGGTCGTCATTATCTCCAGTAATTGGGGTAATTTCTACATCACAAAAATCACCATCACAAAATTTTTCTACATTTGCTTCTTCATTACTGATAACACCAAAAGTCAATTTCTTTAGTTTTTTTATTTGTTTATTATATTCTTTTTCATCAATCGCTTCATACGGCATCTGTTTGTAAGCACCATAATCGTGTCTTGGTAATAAAGAAATACCTTTCAAATGATATTGAAAGTAATTTAATACATTAGGTATTTGTTCTGATTCTGTTTTAGGGTCAAACGTCGCAGTACAACTTACTTGATTATCAGCCCAATGTCTTTGCATAAATGCTGCTAAACTGAATTGTTCCCATATAGATAATTCAGCTGCAGTTTTGATTCCTTCACCTACATCTACTGGTATCTCTACCACTAATGTTGAATCTTCTGAACCAAATGCTGGTTCTATTTTATATCCTGCTTTTTTCAAAGGTCCTATTAAATCTGAATTAATTGATATTCTAATTCTTCTTATATAGAATCTTGATTCTGGATAATGTAACCCTGGTGTTGCTCCAGCTAACAATGAGACAGTCCCACTTGGTTTAACTGAAGTAGTTTTGATTGATTTGGGTGTAGCAAACCAATCTGAATATATTTTATCCCAACTTTGTATTACATCATAACCTTCTTCTAACCAACATCTCAATTCATCTAAACCACGATTAGTGATAAACTGAGCAACACCACTTACTGAACAACCGATTCTTCTATTTCTTAACATTACACGATTAGTATCACTCCAATGTGTATTGCCCAAAGTAACCGTTTTTGCGTATAAATAAGCAAACTTTAATGTTCGTTTAAAATCTTCTAATGAATCGTGATTGTTTGGAAATGTTTCTACTAAACAACATAACTCATATGATTCTAATGTTTGTTCAAGACAAGGATTACCACCCATTGCTCTATGGTCTTTGTCATCTCCACCGTTCTTCATACGAGAATAATGTCTCATATTCTCTAACCAAGCAAATCCAGGTTCTCCATTATCTTTAATTCTTTTTGCTACTTCTGTATAATCCATACCTAATTCTGCGAATATTGAATTATTTGATGTCCAGCCATACATCTCTCTATGTGGATTAACTTTGTAATTTTTTAAATCTAAGTATTCTTCATTATGTGAGTCACCAAATACAATCTCTGCTGTTCGTCTTACATTACCTGCTACTACACATTTACCTATAAGATTCATTATATCTACGATTGTTGTGATTGATATTGGTTCTCCTGTATTACTATCTAATACTTTTACAATTTCTTCGTGTACTTCTGCCAACGGTTCGTGTCCACTTGATACTCCACCAAAACCTTTAATTGGTTCACCTGCTGGTCTGACTAAACTATAATCAAATCCTACTGGTGCAGTACCGTGAAAGTAACTTTCTAATAATAATTTAAGTGATTCTACCCAACCTTCTCTTGTATCAGGTATTTGAAACATTTCTTGATTTCTATCCCAATTTACACCTTTAACTACAATCTCACCAGCACCTTTAGTATCAAAACCAACTCCTACACCTAACATAGAGGCATCCATTAGAAAACAAAATGGTTTTGAATAATCTTCTTTAAGTGTTTTAGTAGATACAAATGCACAGTTGTTTAGTGCTGCATATAGATTCTTTTCTTCGGTGATTGGTGTTCCCATAGCCCATAAACCACGACCAGGTGGTAGGAATTTCATATTGAAAATTCTGTCGTACATTTCTTGGGCTGATTTTTGAGCTTGCCATGCATTCCAACCCAATCTACTATTTTCAATGTGAGTTTTTTGCATTGTATAAGTACCTTCTACAACCCTTTGTACTGTCTCCCACCAACGTTCATTTTTTCCATTGTCTTTAATACGAGAATAAGTTCTCATATAAACCAGTTCACCTAAACCGTTGAAACCGAAAGGTGGTCTTTTTCTTTTATATTTGTCTATAAACTTTTCAGATAACTTAAAATTTTCCATTCACTAAACTCCTTACTGTAATCTATTTCCCGTAACATCCATAAATATAATATATACTAAACTTAATTTAGTATTATTCAAATCCTTCTGATTTATTTTCCATATCTTTATATTTGTTTGCTAATTCTTTTCTCAAAAATTCTTCTTTGTTATCCATCTTAGATTGTGCCTCTTTTCCAAACTGACTACTACCTTCAAATACTTGAATTTGACCAATATTTGTATTAATAGTAGCTGGATAAGTAATCCCGTCTATACCAAATCTATTTTTAATAACGTGAAATCTTCCTGTATTAGCAATCTTATCTTCTACTTTTCTACTCATACTCATTACGAAATCCGCAGTCATAATTTTAGAATAATCTTCAGCTACTTTATCTGCACCTATAACTTCTTCTTCTAATGCTGAACGATTAGCTTGTGATGCAGTCCATATAGGAACTTCTAACTCTCCTGCTAATCCTCTCAAATCTTCATAAATATTACCAATCGCATGTCTTTTTTCTTTAAAGTTTCCTGTAGGCATTAATATATCAGCATAATCTACTAAAACAATATCAGGTTTCATACCACTTAACTCTATTTGTTTTAGATGTGCTCCCAATGTTTGAACTGATGCTGCCTTTGTTGGAAAGTATTTAATCAATAAATTACCTGTTATCTTTTTTAATTTATTTTCAACATCGTCTTTATGATATTTTATATTAGATGTTGTAACACCACTAAAGATAGAATCATATCTCAAACCGACATAATTTTCATTTAACTCTAATGTATAATGTACAACAAACTTATTGTTACGTAATGCACCTGCACCTAAAGCTTGTAATGTCCAACTTTTACCAATACCAGCTGGAGCTACAATTACACCCAACTCACCTGTACCTAAACCACCATCCATTATTTCATTAACAACATCCCACGGTGTTCTTACAGTATCTCTTGCAGACTCTGTAAGTCTTAGTTCTAAAGATTCAATATAATTATGGCCTAAATCTTTTGTTGTACCAGCTTTCATAGCCTCGTCAATAATAGTTTTTATACCTTCATAATTTTTATTCTCTAATAAATTAACTGATTCAAGTATAGCACTTTTCAATGTTTGATTCTTACAAAAATCTAATGTTTCTGATTGTACAAATTCTAAATCTGTAGCCTCGATGTTTTTCCAAACATCTCTAAGTTTATCTACAACACCGGCTTTTAATATATCATCTTCTACTTCATCTATTTTATATTTTATAACTTCAAGTGTTGGTTGTTTTTTATATTCATAGTAATAATCTTTAATTGTTTGAACTAACCATTTATTGGAATCAGAATCAAACATAGATGGATTTAATATATCACTAATAGTCTGAATAAACTTTATATCAGTTAACAAAGAAGCTATAATTTTAGCTTGAAATGATGTACCAAATTGTGTTAAAGTTTCACTCATTTGTTTTCTCTGCATAAAGATTTAATTCATTAAAAGTAGTAGCTAACCAGCTTGTAACATTCGGAAGTGCAGTAAATAACTTATCTTCTAAAAACATCTTTTCAAATTTATACTTTACCAATCTATTAATTGGTTCATTTACCCTATCAATTATTTTAGTTTTTGTAGTACCTGAAATGTCTACGTCTGATAACTGCATTAATTTATAATTTAATTCTATAACGTCTTTAGATTCAGGTAATTCTGTGATAACTTCGTCTATATTAACTATTCGGTTCTCACTCAAAAACGGCAATTTTTTTTGTATAGTTTTTAAACCTAAACCTTTTACACCAGGTATATTATCCGACTTATCACCATCTAATACTCTATACCAAATAAGATTGTGAGATGAAATACCAAACTCATCTAATACAGCGTCTTCGTCATACATTTTCTTCTTGGTTGGACTCCATATCTTGATTCTACCATTTGCTAACTGAAGAAAATCTTTATCAGTAGACATAACTGTAATTTGAGATTCAGTAAGAACTTGTCTACATAAATAACCAATCACATCATCGGCCTCAATATTATCATATGATAATACAGTTATAGGAAGATTATCTAAATATTCAACCACTCGTTGTATCTGCATAATCATATTTTGTTTCTCATCTTCAGGAGAAGCAAAATCATACGCACGATTTACTCTATATTTTGTTTTTCTTTTGGCTTTATATTCAGGGAATAATTTTCGTCTATGGGTAGACCCACCTTTACCATCAAATGCTATGATGACGCGAGTGGGTCTAATCATATTTATAGTATAACCAATGCTTCTTAGAAAACCAACTATTCCACCAACGTGAATACCATCATCGTTAGTAGTCGGTATAACACTAAATACTCTAATGAATGTATTTAGACCATCTATGATAAGCACTTTATCATTAGGTTTACTATCTTCTAATGAAGTTTTTTCTTCTTTTATCTCTTGAAGTATAGATAAATATTTTCCATTACTCACTTACTTCTTCTTCCACGACTACATCATCAATGCCAAAGTTCTTTTCGTATTTTAAAATAACTTTATCACAAATTAAGTTGTAACAATGCTCTCTGAAGTCTTCATCTTTAAGTTGTTCACTCCAATCTTTAGATTGAAATTTAAGTTCTTTACCTTTATGATTTTCCATTGTATACCAGGCACCACCTTGTTTTACAAGATTGTGGTCTTTCATTACTTTTAACCAACTACCATCGTCATCAATACCTGTTTCAAAGTAAAGTTCAAAATCAGCGTGTCTCATTGGAGGGCCAAGTCTATTCTTGATAACTTGAGCTCTCATCTTTATACCAATATTGTTATTCTTTTTATCTTTAATTTGACCAAGATTTTTTAATCTGATACGTGTTGAAGCGTGAAATGGTAATGCTTTACCACCACTTGTAGTCCAAGGGTCTCCAAACATTACTCCTAGTTTTTGACGAAGTTGATTAGTAAATACTAAAGCTATCTTTTGTCTACCAATCATTTGAGTAATCTTTCTCATAGCTTTTGATAGAATGATTGCTTTACTTGTAGCCCAACCATCTTTATCAAACTCAGCTTCTAACTCTACTTTAGTTGTTGCAGCTGCAAGTGAATCTACAAGAATAGTTACTAATCTATCTTTATCTGATTCACGAACTTTAGATACAATTTCTTCCACTGCTGAAAAGATGTCTTCTACTGTTTCTAAATGTAGATATAACATATTGTTTACATCTACACCAATAGACTCTAAAAACTCTCTACTAACAGCAGTTTCTGTATCAATATAAACAGCTACTCCTCCTTGTTTTTGAGTTTCAGCTAACATATGAGCTCCAAGTAGTGATTTACCACTTGATTCTAATCCATTTACTTCTGTAATACGACCTACTGCAATACCACCATTTGGTTTATTTGATATTGCTAAGTCTAACATAGTAGAACCAGTAGATACAAAATCTTTTATATCTGTAGGTGTGGTGTCTGTACCATCAAGGAAATAAGCAACTTTCATATCCTTGAATTGTTTATTCAGGGTGTCTGCTAAGACGCCTGCCAATTCATCTCTTGTTGACATTTGTTTCTCCAATCGGGATATACCCGTTATTTTAGTTAATTGTTAAATAAATCATCAAATGCGGCTGATGTTTTTTCTTTACTAACTTCACTTACCGGTGCTTTAGGTGGTTCTGGCTTTTCTTCTTTAGTTTCAGCTGAACCTCCGTTTAGATAATCGTTAAGTGCTTGAGTTAGTTCATCATACGATAACTCTTGATAAATCTCAGTAATTTCTTTCTGAGAATCTTTAATGTTATCAAGGGCTGCTGCATCTTCTGTGATTGGAGTTTGGTTTGGTTTTACTCTAATTGAGGTTGAAGGGAAATTTTTACCAGTCTCGTCTGCAGTTTTAAATTCTACAGCGACATCACGACCATTTACTGCATCAGTAATATCACCATAATCAGGGTCGGCGATTATAGAAAGTAGTTCTTGATAAACTGTTTTTCCAAATCCCCAAAATTTAACACCTTGTTGTTCTTCACTACGGACAACAACTGGAGCAAAAGTTCTCATCTTAGCTTCAATCTTCTTACCAAGTCGATAATCATCTTTAGAACCTGTTGATTTGAGTTTTTGAGCAAACTCTTCGATTGGGTCTGGACGACCGAATGAAACAGGTGAAAGATAATTCTTACCACCTAAATCATAATGAAAGTACAGTTCAATAAAAGGATTGTCCGGATTAAATTTATAAGGGACAATTCTAACTACCTGTGTACCTGGTTGTGGTTTCCAAAGATTTGATGTTCGAGTGTTTGTAGTCTGAAGTTGACTAAGACGGTTTTTGATTGCGTTTAAATCCATTTTTATTCTCCATTAATTAATTGTTTAATTTGTATTTTTTAATCAAGATAACCTTGATTCAGTAATAAGTATAATCAGTTTCCTGAAAATACAATTTATTTTTCCTTAAAAGTCCAAGTTTTTACGTCTACTATACTATAAATTCTTGTCGGTATTTTATTCAAACCTTCTTCATTTGTGAGTAGTAAAGAGTTTCTATAGTTTTCCCATTCTATAGGAAATGATTTATCTAACTTACCACCGTTCAATTCACGAATCAAATCGTTGAGTGCATTAATCGTATATAATGTATTTGTATTCTTCTTTCTATGGAGCGAAATAGTATCTGGTACGCCTTCTACAAAATCTTCATCGTACTCTACGTTATACGTGCATATTAATTGATTGTATTCGTTTTCATTTTGAAAAACATATATTTTATCAAATACAATTTCATTGCATCTGATAATAATATCTATTGTTTGATTAAAAATATTTCTTTTAGTAAATGTACATAATAATTGTGTTTTCATTATTCTCCACCGTATATAGTTTTATGTGCTTGTTCTAATCTTGGTGCAAACTCTTTATGTAATACCATTTCAAATTTAAATTGTCCACCATATCCTCTACCGTCTTCTCTTATTTTTACTTCCGCTACTGGAAAAACTTCACCTGTCGTTTCTACATTATATCCAATAAACGGAGCTGACATTTTTTGTTCTCCAGTTTTTTTATCTATAACTGGTTCCCCATTTTTAAATATTGGTTGAGGTGGTTTTGCCACTAATTTTTCTTTTATCTCATCATAATTATCTGTACCAAAAATAGTTTTCATAGTTTCTTTATCTAATGAGTTAGGACCTATGGCCATAGTTTCTTCACCGTCAGATACAGCTTTCAATGGAAACTCTGATTTTATTTCATTCATCATACCGTCTCTCATTTTTTCATTTTCAGTAATTGCGCTAACTGATTTTTTTACAAAATCAGCGTGTTCTGTATTATCTTGTACTACAACTTTTTTAGCACCTTCATTATTTTTTGCTAATAATTTAATAGTTTGAAATAAAACATTTTGTTTGTCTCTTGAGTTTCCCTCTAATGCTGTCTCAAAATCTACACCTTTACGTTTCATCAGTTTTCTTATGGGTTCACCTTCTTTTGAAGTTAAAAGTTTATCAACAAGTTTTCTATTCTTTTTTATAAAATCTATATTTCTTTTTCTAGCTTTTCCTTTATAAACTTTTTGATTAATTTCATCTGGTAAATCAGACCACCAATTAATAAAATCACCAGCACCTGAATTTAAGAAATTCACCTTTGTAGATTTCTTATTTGATACCTCATCTATAACTTGTTCACCATTTGGTTTTTCTACTTTATAGTATGTATCAGTTGAAAATCCTTTATTATTATCATAATCATTTAAACCCAACGCTTCAACTTCATTTTTAGAATCCCAGGCAGCACCTATAATTTTAGTTCCTTTTCCATATTGCTTTTCAAGTCTTTGTAAAACAGCCTTTCGATTATTTCTAGCCGCTTCAACCCAACTCTTATCTATAATTCTTGAACCTGGATTATCAATCAATTTACCTTGTTTATTTTTCTTTTTAAATACTGACTCGTGTTTATCTAATAATTCTTCTTCTTGTTTTAAAAGACGACTTGTTAATTCATCAAACTCTTCATCGCTCATTGTTGAACCCATCATAGCTAATAATTCACCAGCCTGTGCTTTTATTTGTCCAGCACCACCTTGTATATCAGAGAAGTGTTCCCATTTTTTTGTCGTTGTATTATGTCTTGTATTAATCATCCTTTCCAACATTTTCATATATCTCTTT